CGGCCCCAGCTCGAGATGAACTCCTGCGGCGACAGGCGGCCGGCGCGCACCGCGTCGATGTCGGCGCCGAGATCCTTGGCCGGGTCGATCGGCTCGTTCGCCGGCGCGATCCAGGTCCGCGGGTACGGGCCGGCCGGCAGGCTGCCGGCCAGAATGGCGCGGTCGACGAAGCGGGCGGCGACCGGCTCGCAGAAGCGCGGGATGAACAGCTGGTCCTGCACCTGCTCGACCAGGCGGCGGAACTCGATCTTGCCGGCGCGCAGGCTCGAATAGTTGGCGCGGCGCAGGTCGCCGGTCACCTGGTCGTAGGTCAGGCCGGCGCCGACCGCCATCGCCTGCAGCGTGTTGATCGCCACCGGCTCGAACTGCGTCGAGGTCTTGGGCTCCGCGAACTTGATGTCGGCGCCGGCCGGCAGGCTGACCATCATGCCGGGCTCGGGCAGGAACTCGCGCTCGCCGGTGTCCTGGTTGATCGTGCCGGCGAGCGGCTTGGCGCCGCCCGGTGCTTCGATCAGGAAGGCCGAGAACGCCGCCTCGATCCCCGACTTGACGATCGTGTTCTGCAGCAGGTCGGCGAGATCCTTGGCCGGCAGCAGGACCGGCGCCAGCCAGGTCACGCCGCGCAGCTGGCCGATCCGGAGCGGCCGGTAGAGGTGCAGGAACTGCTCGCGCGGCACGAACTGCGAGAGCGAGGCGAAGACGTCGCCCGGGTGGTTCTCGTAGAGCCAGGCGCCGGTGCGGCGGCCCCACGCGCCGAGGCCGATGCCGAGGCGCGCCCGGCCGTGGCCGGCGACCGCCGGGCCGTCGCGGCTCGAGTCGATATGGTCGCCCTCGAGCAGCTGGAGGCGGAACGGGATCTCGCGATCCTCGTGGCGGCGCAGGTCGACCAGGCGGGCCAGCGTCTCGCCGCCCTCGACCATCGAGCGCACCGCGAGCTGCTGCAGGGCGCCGAAGCCCTGCTCGTCCTCGACGTCGGCGCGCCGGCTCCAGGCCTCCCACAGCACGCTGACGCGGCGATCGAGCGCGTCGCTGCCGGTCTCCCAGACCGGCGTCATGCCGGTGCCGACGACATGGCGGACCATGACGTCGACGATCGCGTGGCCGTGCGCGGTGTTGCGCACCATCGCGCGGGCGCGGTCGCGCAGCGGGCGCAGGCCGCCGCCGACCTCGACATTGGCCGAGGTGCTGCGGCCGCCGAAGCCCTGGCGGCGCGGACCGGACAGGGCGGCGTCGTAGGCGCGCAGGCGCAGGCGGGCGGCCACGCGCCGCTCGCCGCGCTCGGGCGAGAAGAAGCTGATGCCGCGGTCCAGCCAGTTCATGCGCGGCACCTTCAGCTCAGGCGGCCGGCGAAGACGATCGTGTCCTCGCCCTGGTCGGTGCCGGCGATCGCCGCCGCCATGACGCCGCGCAGGGTCAGCATTTCGTCGATCGAGCCGTACTCGACCGTGCGGTCGCCGTAGCTCACGCGCCGCACGCCCCTGGCGATCGCCGCCTCGAGCGCGGCCAGGTGCGTAGCGGTCCAGGTCGTCGTCGTCATCGGCGGCCCCACCATCCCTGAGTGCGTTCGCGGATCGCCGGCGGGTGCGAACGGCGTTCGCGCTCAGCCTTCGCCGCGTCGCGGTTGCGGTCGACCACCGCCTGGGCGTCCCTGGTGTCGTGCACCGGCGCTGCCGGGCGCGGCGAGAACAGCGTCGGCTGGCTGAGCTCGGGCGGCAGGCCGCGCGCGGCGGCGAGCCGGGCCCATTGCTCGGGCGTCGTCGAGCTGATCCCCAGATACTCGGCCAGCGCCAGGTTGCCGACGCGGCAATCGTGGAAGTGATTGTCGCGCGTCTTGGTCCAGCGGCGGCCGACCGTGCGGCCGCGGTTCTTGATGTCCTCGAGCACTTCGGCGGTCAGCTGCTTGAAGTAGACTTCGTCGCACCAGCTGCCGAAGTGGCAGTAGCCGCCGGGCGCGATCGGCAGGGCGCCGCCTTTCGCGTCGGGCAGCTGCTGCCGCAGGTCGGCATAGGCCGTGACCTTGAGCGGCCAGGTGCCGATGCCCCAGACCTTGGCGCCCTGGATCACCTTGCGGCCGTCCAGGTCGATATCCTGCAGGGTCGGCTGGCCGATCGCCGGCTTGCTCCAGCCCTTGAGGCCTTTGGTCGCCAGGATCAGATCGTGCCCGCTGTCGGGGTGCTGGCGCTGGCTGTTGCGGACGAAGCTGTAGACGACGTTCGCGCGATAGCCCGAGTCGACCCCCAGCACGTCCAGGCGACGGTGGCCGCCGAAGGCGTCGGGAAACTCGCGGTCGAGCGTCTCCCGCTTCAGCTGCTCGAAGACCGGCCCCTTCGGATCCGACGTGTCGCCCTCGATGTAGAGCGCGTCGACGCACCAGCTCTGCCGGTCGGGCGCGTGCGCCACGATCTCCAGCCACATGCCGCGCATCTGCACGTCGCAGAAGGCGGTGAGCAGCAGGCCGTGGGCCGGCACGTGGCCGCGCTTCAGCTGCGGCTCGACTCGATCGAGCAGCACCTTCCATTCCGGGGCGTCGCCCTTGTAGCGGTAGGGCAGCGCCAGCACCAGGTTGTGCAGGCCCTTCTTGCCGATCTCGGTCTTCGCCGCGAGCGAGTCCTCGGCGATCGCCTCGTAGCTCATCATCAGCGAGACGAAGGCGTCGATATGGAAGCCCGGGTGCCGTCCCTCGGCGGTCATCGTCGGCCGCCAGTGGCCGGCACGCACGCCGACGACCCGCTCCGGCTCGCTGATCCGGTGGCCGCACTCGTGCTCGTACGCCGTCTTGTGCGGGTGCCGGGCATCGATCCGCAGGCGGTCGATCTTGTGCACGAAGGCCTGCCGGCACTCCGGGCAGATGCAATGCCAGAAGCGGCGATCCGACTTCTGGAAGGCCAGGTCGATCCGGCAGTGGCCGGGCGCGTCGCCCAGGATCTCGCCGGTCGCTTCGTCGAAGTCGACGCCGCTGTCGACCTCCGGCGTCGAGATCTCGAGGATCTTGTAATCCTTGAGCCGCCGGAAGGCGGTGAAGCGGCCGAAGAACAGATCCTCGGGGTCCTGGGCATCGGGCAGCTCCTGCCATTTGCTGAGCTCGTCCTTGACGCCCTTGCGGATCGTCTTCGACGACAGGTCCATGACGCTGTTGGCGTTGGCCAGGGCGATGTAGCCGCCGGCGAATTTCTTTTCGTACGTCGTCGAGCCCTGACCGTTGCGCGACGTCTGCGGCAGGATCACGACGCGGCGCGTGCGGCGCTGCCAGGCGTCGATCAGCGGCTGCAGCTTCTGCGAGTTGAGCTCGCGCAGGAAGGCGATGTTGGGCGCGGCGTAGAGCACGTTCGCCGGCTCGCGATCGGCGATGTAGAGGCACCACGCCATCGCCAGGATCGACGCGCCGGTCTGCTGCGACTTGCGGATCGTGACGCGGTTGCACGGATGGTCGTCGCCCAGGCACTCGGCCGGCTCGACCAGGTAGGGCGCGCCGGCGGGATCCCACAGCTGATTGGCGCGCGGGCCGTCGATCAGCACGACGTTCTCGGCGAGCCACTGCGGGAACGGCACGCGCCGCGCCGGGCGAATGCCGCGGGCAAGGCTCCTGCCGACGACCGCCGCGGCGGCCGGGTGCTGCGGCAGCTGCAGCGCGGTGGCGTTCATGCGTCGGACTCGCCCTTCGCGCCGGCATCGAGCACGTCGGCGACGTCGCAGCGCGCCTTGTGCACCAGCTCCTTCAGCTTCACGCGCAGGCCCTGCAGGCCGCCGGTGGTGTAGGCCGCGGCGAGCTCGTCGACGGAGCCGGCCAGGTTGTCGATCACGTTGCCGATCCGGTGACCGGCGGTAGCCATGGCGTGCTCGACGTCGGCGCGCGGCACCAGGTCGCCGACTTCACGCGCCAGCTTGAGCCTGGTCAGCTCGCCGTCGTAGAGCGCCTGGCGGGTGCGCGCGTCCTCGTAAGTCGTCGGCTCCTTCGCCGCCTTCGCCTTCGGTGCCTGGGCGTGCGCCGGATCGGCGTGCTGGCCCTTCAGCGTGTCGTACTGCGCGACGTTGATGCCGGTCACGCGATTGTTGCCGTCGCGCGTGACTTGCAGGCCCTTCTTCGCGAGGCGCTTCACCGAGCGCGAGACAGCCGCGCTCGTGACGTCGTCGCGTCGCGCGATCTCGGCGACGGTCATCATCAACGCGGCCGGCAGCGCGGCGGCGTTAACCTGCAGCGCTGCGAGAGATTCCATCGTTAACCCTGAAATCGCTTTTGAAATTTTGGAGCTATGGCGCGGTTCGAATTACCCGCGAGGGTTTTGGGCCGGGAAGGACCCATCGCCGGGTGAGAGGCATCCGCAATCGCGTTCCGCGGCGCCGCGCGCGACGCTCGCTTCAGCGCGCCGTGCTGACGGCCTGGGCATAGGCCTTGCGGAAGGCTTCGTCGAAGGCCTCGAGGGCATACTTGCTGCCGAGGCCGTAGAAGTCGAAGCGCTGCTGGTACTGCGGCGCACCGACATAGATCAGCACCGGCACCACCCTGCCGTGGTTGCGCCCGGTCAGGCGCTGATAGACGCCGGGCTGCAGGCCGCCGCGCGGGCGGATGACGGCGAAGTACTGTTCGGCCCGGCGCTTGCCTCGACGGGCGCGCGGCTTGTACGCCAGGTTCACCGTGTACGGCGCGCCGGGCAGAGCCTTCAGTGCAGCCAGCATCGCCACGATCTGACCGACCCGCATGTTGCCGTACTGGTCTATGTCGGCCCCCGCCGCGGGAACGGCGAAACGACCGGCCGGCATCAGGCCCATCGCCTGCAGCGCGCGCTCGGCGCGCTTCAGGTTGCGGCTGCCGCCCTCGATCGTGGGCCGCAGGTAGCGCTCGGCCGGCGTGCCCTTCGATGCGAAGTCCTTGATGCCGATCGAGGCCGACAGCTTCCGCTTGGTCGCCGGCACCAGGTAGAACGCATTGAGCGTGTACGGCGTCGGGTTCTGGTAGATCGACGGCAGCTCGGCGACCAGCCGATCGCGCGCCTGCTTCACCGACTCGGTCAGCGCC